CATTAGTTCGTTGTGGGTAGTATACATATGGCGAGGACGATACGATTCGGGTCGCCGGCTACCTACTTCTTCTTCTTTCTACCCTTTGCAGTCTTAGCTGCACGTTTAAAATTAGCTGCGGTAGGAGCACCTTTAGCACCTACCTTCCGCATCTTCTCACCGGAGCCGGCTTTGATACGTCTACGCTTTGCATGTATATTAGCGTACAGTCCTTTTTTTGCCATTGTGTTTACAGGTGCATGATTTCTTTTTCTTTTTCATTAGCACTTCCACCTTCGCATAGCTAGAGCTTTACGTGTGGGCTTGCCGTTGGGTTTCTTCATCGGCCCCTTCATGCCTTTGAATCTGGCACAGAAGGATCTTTTGCGTGGGCCTCCGCCGGGTTGTGGGGCTTTGAGATTAGAGCCGGTAGCCCTGTTATACTTAGCCCTACCAGCTGCCGTGAGACCTCCTTTTCTGCTCTTATGCTTGCCGATCTTAAGTGAAACATTCTTCTTTTTGACTGCCATTATGCTGTGCCTATTTTTAATTTAGATCGTTGTCGTTTTTGCCGTTCAGCAAGCGGTACGTACAGCCCGTGTATATCAGGGTCGTACTCTCCATCATTCAAAAGTCCGTTAGGTGTGTTAATGTAAGCGTCACCTTTTTCGTCTACAAAATAACCTTTCTCAGTTACTCTTTCAACTCCAGCTATCTGTAATGATTGACGATTGTTCTGTACATACTTTCTTCTTTTTTTCTTGCCTATCTGGTCAAGCTTATAATTGTTTTTATTGATCTGAGAATTAGGATCATCAAAATCTTTTAAGTCTTTAACCGGCTTGTTGATTTTTTTCTTCTTAGGCATTGACGCTATTAGTTTTCTTAAATCTTGCAGCCTTCTTTTTACCATGACCAAAAAGGTTTGGTATTGGTAGCTGCTCGAAAGTTTCTTTCTTTTTCTTTTTGCCAGAGTAATCTCTGACATCTTGATTTGGTGAGCCTTTGTAATAATCAGTCATTAGTACTTTGGATTCTTCTTTAATTTACGTAGTGTTTTAAAATCATTACGTGTGGCTGCTTCTTCTTCATTTAAAAAATTAGCAATGCCTCTGATTGGTTGTGGCAAACGACGACGAGTGGGTTTACCAGCAGCGTCGTTAGTGTTTAAATCATCAAATGAGTTTACGTTCTTAGTTTTTGGCATTATTACTTTTTACCTCCCTTCTTAGGTGGTCTACCTTTTTTAGTTCCGTAAGTTCCTTTTCCTTTAGGCATAATTAAAAGTCCAAATTAGATCTGTCTAGTTTTTCGATGATGTCTTGCCTGTAGGCAGGGTCTCTATCATACCTTTTGTCACTCATAGCTGCAACTAATTCAGCTTGACTACGAAAGACATCTGTGCTTGTTTTTGGTGCTTTACCTGTATACATCTTACCTTCAAATCCGTTTGCTGCTTCGTACTGTGACTTGAGTCCTGATACTGCTATCTTGATAGCTTCGACACTACCTGAGTTAATAATACTATCAAAGGCTTCCTGAGATTTTGCATCTAAACTACCATTAGCCCATGAGATCATATTATCATACTGTGTTTCTCCGCCTGCAAAGTTTTTAATTGTATTAATTTCTGACTCAGAGAGGTCAGCTACTTCTTCTGTGTTAGCTTTAAAAGAATCAGTATTTTGTACCTCTAAATAAGCTTCAACTAGCTCTTTGCTAGACATACCAGAGAACTTTTCTAGTGTCTCTTCTGATAGCTTACCATCATTTGCATAGTACTCGTCATTAGCAGATGAAATAAGAGAAGCCCCATCGCTGAGGCTAGTCTCTTCTGTTTCATCTTCTGTCGCACTCGTTTGTTCTACATCTTCAGTTGGCTCATCCTTTGAACCTAACTTCTTTTGTAGCTCTACGTATGCTTTTTCTAATTCTGCTGCGTCTTTATATTTACCAGCCAACAAACCTTCTTGTTCTGCAACCAACTTCTCGCCAACGGCAAGAGAGTCCTGCTCGTCAGTAGTAAGATTGTCAGCCAAGGTTTCTGTTTGTGGTGAATTATCTATTGTAAATGTGTTTTCTTCTGCCATTACTGTTCGAGTGGTGTTTCTGAATCTGGTGCTAGTCCGGCGTTAGCTAGCCCATCTGGATTTTTAGTTGGGTCCATGAGTGGGCTGCTTGCAATTGAACCAGCTTGTTTAACTAGCTGTTGCTGTGCTGCCATAGCCTGTTGCTCTTGCATCTCAGCTTCCATAGTCTCTGGAGACTTAATTAAATTAAGCACATCAATACCTTGTGAAGCCGCTAGTCTCTTGATAGCTTCTGAAGGATCAATATATTTCATTAAGGCTTCTGGCCCTAGTGTCTGTGCAATTGTGCCTATAAACTGTGTTAAGGCTTGTTGATCTTGTCCTCTGCCTAGACTGTTAATACCAGCTACGATTTTAGGTCGTACTAAATCTTTAGGTAGCTTTGGTATCTGTTGACTACGGCTGAGTACAAGCATAATTCTGTTAAGGTAAGGTATGAGAAACTCAACTGTTAATAATGAGTACAAGCCACCCAAAGATTGTTCTAGCTCAAGCTGTGTCAATCGTACCTCTTCGGCTGTTACTCTTTCTGCCTGTCTTACATTCATAACTAAGAAGGCTTCAAGTATTCTCTTCTCTATCTGTTGTGCTAAGTTAGCAGCTGTCGCAAAGTCAGCTGTCTTACCTACCTGTACAACACCTACATCTTCTGGCCTACCCTGTATGATAGCACCGTTGCCTGCTTGAGATAGAGTTTGTGGTTTAGTTGTGGAGGAAGGTGATACAAGAAATATAACTTTACTTGCTACACTTGCCCCCTCTACGAGAGCTTGAGACAATCCATCGAGACTACGCAAGTCTCCGATAAACTCTTCTACTCTGCCACGTCCATAGTCCTCGCCATCGACTGTATTAAAACGAAGAACTAACCAAGGTGAGGTATTTTTAGGTGCTGTGCTTCGGCTACCGGGCAGTACTATGTCGTCTACCTCCTGATGCCATGTCCAGCGTCCACTACTCTCATCCATCTTAACGCAAGTGTATACTTCGGCGTCGTCTTCATATGAGTCTGGTGCGTTTGGCCCTGCTTCGGGAGGTTTAGGCAACTCAAGACCTAATACCTTACGACTAATTAATTCTTTAGTAACAATCTCTATGACGTTACCATTACCATCTCTGTTTACTACATACCTATTCAGTGGGTAGTGTTTCAAGCCATCCTTGCCCATAAATATAAGAGCGTTGCCTGATACAATTAGATGTTTTAATGCTTGATGTATTACAACTCTGTCATTTGACGCAGCGATGTAATCCATTATGTTTCGTTCTATCTTTGAGAACGATAGGTCTAGCTCACTTCTCATACTGGCATCGAGCTCTTCTCCTAACTTGTCATCCCTGACTTGTAGTTTAAAGAAGGCTGTCTGTGGTGGTACGAGAGCTAGCATAAGCTTTGCAGCTAGTGTGACTACAGCTTTAGCTCCAACGGATTGGAAGGGTTGAAGTAAATTCTTCGTACCCTTGTAGTGTACGTCACGTGTGACGAGGTATGGTAAGGTAAGTTCAGAGGCTTCTACAGCAACGTCTAAGAACTGTGATCTGTCCGAAGATAGTTTACTGTATAGTTCTCTGGCTTTATACATTTAATCCTCCAGTTCCGCCGCCTTGTGTGCCGCCGGTATTTACATTTATTTTAAGAGCATCAGTTCCTGTCTTTTGACCGACTCCGGGACTGTCTTTCTTTTGTCCTGATCCGTAAGCAACCTCCGCAGGCTGATCTGGGTCAAGTAATTCTTTTTTCTCTGGCCTTACAGCTTCTTGTTTTTGCTGTTGAACCCTAGGCTGAAAAGCCGCTGGTGTTGGTAGTGGGGTTGGCCTTGGTGCTCTAAATACACACATTAGATTTCTTCTACTATAGATTTTATATATTGTATCACATTCTGTTGACCAGAACGGTACATGATGGAGGCTAAGTCCTCCTTGGGGTGGACAGGATACCAAGCGAACTTGGTTTCTAGATCCTCTACCAGTTTCTCTAGTTTCTCTGAATGGAAACTAAGCGTACTGGGGTAGGTTTGTGTTTGCATGTTCAAAAAATGCTGGCATACGAGCTGCTCTTGTGTCGGAAAACTGTGGAGCTTTCCCTTGATACATTAACTGATCGCTCGCATCCAGCCAAAATTTTTTGTCTAAATATTTATCGTCAGTATTAATACCTAGTGGTTGTACTATCCAATTAATAGTTGCCTTCCTAAGCTTATCCAAAGAAGAGCTAGGATTAAGACCCAACTCAGCACATACAAGGCTATTTGTTGCAACGTGGATTTGTTCATCTCTGGATATATCAGCTGATACTGTTCTGAGAGCAGCATCACCATTAAACCTAAAGAAAGGCAGTAGAACAAAGAATATAGCTCGCTCTGCAACGAGTGCCTTTGTGATAGTATGGTCAGGGTGTGCAATCCAAGCATCTCTTAGTCTTAA